GTATGGTGAGCCGGGTGCTGGCAAGTCGTTTCTCGCGCTGGATTGGGCGTTGTCTATCGCGCATGGTCGTGCGTGGCAGGGGCGTCATAACGTGACGGCTGGCAGCGTATTGTACATCGCTGGTGAGGGTGTCGGCGGATTGGGCAAACGCATCAAGGGCTGGGAGTTTCATCACGAACTGCCCGGTGCGGATTGTCCGTTTTATGTTTTGCCGACGGCTGTACGTTTTCGCGAGCAGGACGATATCGAGAAGCTGATGCGGACGATTGACTCGCTGGGCCAGCGTTTTTCGCTGATCGTGATTGATACGGTCGCCCGTGCGCTGCTGGGCGGTGACGAGAACAGCGCGACGGACATGGGATTGTTTGTCGATGCGTGTGACGCGATCAAGCGCCATGCCGGTTGCGCTGTATTGGCGGTTCACCATTCGGGCAAAGATGCGGCTCGCGGTATGCGTGGCAGCACGTCGCTGCTTGGCGGCGTGGACGCTTCGCTCCGTGCCATGCAGGACGACGGCCTGATGACGATCCAGGTGGAGAAGCAGAAGGACGCGGAGCCTGCTGGCGATATTAACTTGCGTATGGTTAGCGTCGGGCTGATCGGCGATCAGACGGTCGTGTTGCATGAGACGGACGAGCAGGGTTCAGCCAAGAAACGGCGTGAGCGCCTGACCGGGCCGCAGAAGATAGCATTGCAGGCGTTGACGAATCTGGCTGCAACGCAAGGGCCAAAGGTTTTAGTCGCGTCGTGGCACGATGCGCATAACGCCAAGACGCCATCTGCGACACGCCAGTCACGCAATCGTGCGCGTGATGCGTTGCAGAACAAGGGCATTGTCGTGATCGACAAAGGCTATGCGTGGGTGAACTACGATTTGCTGAAGGGAGGTAGCGGTGAATGAGCAAGAAACCATCAACGTCCTCGACCTTTTTAGCGGCATCGGCGGATTCAGCCTCGGACTTGAACGAGCCGGACCTTTTCGGACAGTTGCTTTTTGTGAGCGAGAACCCTTCCCGCAAGCAGTCCTCAGAAAGCACTGGCCCGACGTACCCATCTACGACGATGTCAGAACCATCGACACAGATCGACTTGGAAGAATTGACCTCATCTGCGGAGGATTTCCATGCCAGCCCTGGTCCGTCGCCGGGGAGCAGCGAGGCGCAGAAGATGACCGTGATCTCTGGCCGGTCATGGCTTCCCTTATTAAAGACTTACGGCCTCAGTGGGTCATTGGGGAGAATGTGCGAGGCTTTGTTAACGAACCGCTGGGCCTCCAGCGCAGCCTTTCTGACTTGGAAAGCATTGGATATCAAGCCGTCCCATTTGTTATTCCAGCTTGCGCTGTCGATGCCCCGCACAGACGAGACAGGGTCTGGATTGTGGCCCACGCCAACCACGCGCGATCACAAAGACACGGGCGATTCAATAATGGACGGGACAGTGCCGGTGAATGGATTGCTGGGCAGAGCGGTGAGTCCGAGTCGAGAACATGGCTCTCTGAACCCGATGTGGGTCGAGTGGCTTATGGGGTTTCCAACAGGGTGGACCGACTTAAAGCCCTCGGAAACGCCGTCGTCCCGCAGGTCGTCGAGCAAATCGGAAAAGCAATCCTCGCAGGAGAAAAAGCATGAGATGTCTTGAATGCAACGGCGACGGCCAAGTCGAGCGCGAATATACCGTCGGCGGCTATCACAATGGTCCGTGGATGGAGTACCGTGTGAAGTGGGCCGAGTGTGAAACGTGCAGCGGATGGGGAGAGGTAGAAGATGAATAGAACCGAACTGCTAGAAAACGTCACCGTCGCGCTATCGGATCGCGGCAGTGCGTATGGCGATGCGTCGGATAACTTCCAGCGCATCGCGGATATGTGGTCTGTCATACTGCGCCGCCGCGTAACGATGAAGGAAGTCGCGCTTTGCATGGCAGCGGTAAAGGTGGCAAGATTAGTCGAAACGCCAGATCACGCCGACAGTTGGATCGATCTGGCTGGCTATGCGGCGTTGGGGGTTGAGGTCAATGACGGATAAGAAGCTAACCGTCCGCGAGGCGCGAGCGGCTCTAGCGGCTGACGACGAGGACCGAAAACGCGCTGTCGTTGAAGAACTGGAAGCGATTGGCTCCGGCGAGATCACCGACGTGCTGTCGTGGGATGAACTTGGCCGCGTACAGGTGCGTCCATCTGACAAGCTGTCGGAGAGGGCGCGTCGGTCGATCAAGAAAGTGAAGATCACGCCGAACGAGCATGGTAATCAGATCGAGGTTGAGATGCACGACAAGCTGTCGGCGCTTCGCTTGCTGGCGAAGCATCGCGGCCTGCTTGAGTCGAACAGCGATGAGCGCCGTCCCAGCATGATCGGCATCAACGTGACGGGACCGAAGACGACGACGTATGAGGTCGTGGACGATGAGAAGGATGATGATGAACGGGAGTAACGTCATAGACATTTCACACCGTTACGTTCGCTTTCATGCCAAGCCTGTTGAGTGTACCCGCTGCGGCGAGTTATCTCGCGGTCGTATTTATGACAGTACGCAAGCGGTCGTCTGCGGTTATTGTGGAGATTTATGGTGGTTGTGGAAATTGGATTCTGAGGAGAGATGGGATGGCTAGAGCGCAACGGGCGACTGATCGTTCACCACGTCGCAAGCGCCAGCGTGATACGGATGCGCTGACTGGATTAAACTTGGACTTCAGCGAAAGCCCGACAGTCTGGAAGTTTTTGAACGACGATAGTTTTGTTCGCGGCCTAATGGGTCCGGTCGGCAGCGGCAAGACGTATGCCAGTCTGGCGGAAGTGATGCTTCGCGCTGTCAAGCAGCCGCCCTCGCCGGTTGATAACATCCGCTACACACGCTTTGCAGTCATTCGTAACTCGTATCCAGAACTTCGCACGACGACGATTAAGACGTGGCAAGAGATATTCCCTGAGAACACTTGGGGCGATATGCGTTGGTCTCCACCGATCACGCATCACATCAAGCTACCTCCACGCGATGGAGCGCCGGGTCTTGATTGCGAAGTGATCTTTCTCGCGCTGGACCAGCCGCGTGATGTGCGAAAGTTGCTGTCACTTGAACTGACCGGCGGATTCATTGACGAGGCGCGTGAACTGCCGAAGGCGGTGGTCGATGGTCTGACATCGCGTGTCGGTCGTTACCCGACGAAGAAGAACGGCGGTTGTCCGTGGCGTGGCGTGTGGATGTCAACAAACCCGATGGATTCGGATCACTGGTGGCCGAACCTTGCGGAAAAGAACCCTATACGCGGTCGCTATCCTTGGAAATTCTTTAAGCAACCCGGTGGCGTAAAGGAAGGAACGAAGGAACACCAAACAGCGATCTTCGCGGCTGACAAATACTGGATAATTAACGAAGGCGCAGAGAATCTAAGCAACTTGCCTCCCGGCTATTACGAGCAACAGCTTGCTGGTAAAACGATTGATTGGATTCAATGTTATGCCGGAGCGCAGTACGTTTATGTTCAGGACGGCAAACCTGTGTGGCACGAGTTTAGTGATAGTTTGATGTCGGCGGATTTAGAGATTGAGACTGGTATGCCTGTGCATGTGGGACTCGACTTTGGTTTGACGCCCGCTGCGGTGTTTGGTCAGAAGATGCCGAACGGTCGATGGCATCTCGTACATGAACTTGTCGCCTTCGATATGGGGCTTGAACGATTCGCGCATCATTTGATGGCGGATATCCAGACGAAGTTTCCGAAGTCGGAGATATTTATCTGGGGCGACCCGGCTGGTGGCAAGCGTGACGAGATATTTGAGGTCACAGCGTTCGACCATCTGCGAACGTTGGGGCTTCGCGCCCAGCCGACAGTATCGAACGATTTTAAGGTGCGTCGTGAAGCTGGCGCGATGCCGATGAACCGTCTGATCGACGGTCGCCCTGGACTGCTTGTGTCGAAGGAATGTATGCGGACACGAAAGTCTTTATCTGGCGGATATCATTTCAAGCGCGTTGCGGTTGGTGCTGGTTATGAACGCTTC